GGCATCCTCTTTACCGGCGGTTGCCATCTTCAAAGCAATATCCCGCATTGATTTTAGTTCCGTAGGATTGACGAGTCCGTTATTACCGTTCATAGGTCCTAATCGTCCGTCGTCAATTTCCTTCAAAACCTTAAAAGCATTACCCTTCGTAAGCTGACCATAAAAATAAGACTTAACCATACTCTCTTGCCCGGCGTCGATAACCTTCTGCCCTTCCGGAACCCCGCCCCACGCCTGATAAAAATTCTCTTTGTCATTATCCAAAAGCCAAGCCTTCTGAATCACATCACCTATGTTATCAGTCTGGCCGGCGAAAGCAGCGTCCTGGTTAATCCTATCAAAATGTTTCTGTTGAATTATTTTGTTATTCTCCTGGAAAGCCCATAACTGGTCAAGGGCCTGCCCTTTAATAAGACTCTCAGAACCAAAAGCATCAAAAGAAAGCTTAACATCCGGGTCAGTGATACCCTCTTTATATTGACTAAAAAGCTCCTGTCTCCTCGCCTGTAATTGTTTTACACCCTCATCCGGCGTGGATAAATTCTTCTGCTGTATCTCAGCAGCAGAAACGGCCATATCTGAATCAAACTGACTTATCCTCTTTGATAACTCGGCTTTTTTTAAGAGGGCCTGTTGCTTTGCTACAGACTCGCCAATTACGTCTGCCGCCTTTGCCGCCAAACGTGTAAACGCGTCAGCGACGATAACGCCGCTCTGATCCTGTCGTGGAACTCCCACCTGCTCGGAAGCAAGTTTTCCTGCTGTGTACGTTGGTATGCGTGGCATCTAAGTATCACTCCAATTCAAATTAAAAGTATTCGAAGTCTTTAATCCTTTTGTATAACCATACATAGATGAACCCATAGTCCCCACTCCGGACAGAATTCCGGAAAGCAACTGCGCCCGCCCGGTAGCTTTTGTATTAGCCGCTTCCCGCATCCCTAAGCCAAATTGTGCAACGCCGGATCTTCGTAACGCGTCTATCTCCATCTGAAACTCGCTAAAAGTATCGCCTTGCACAATGCCGGGTGTCCCGGTTAAATCGACCCCGCTGGCTAAATATGCCATTCTCTGCTCGGCAAGAAATTTTCTCTGCTGAGTTTTCTTCTGTTCCGCCGCTGTATTTGCCTCATCAAGAGCTATCCGTGCCTGTTCCTCTTGCAGTTTTGATTGCCTGACAGCGGCCTGATTCGCGGCAACTCCCTGCATAATCTGACCGCCGCCGGCAGCGAGCCCGGCAATTAACAACGCTACTTGGCCCATGTTCCCTCCACTATCGACATCATAATATGGTCACAACCATCATATCCAAAACCTCTCAAAATACCTTCCTTAATAAATCCCAACCGTAAAGCAAAATCAACAAAACACTTCTCATTCCGACAATTCAACTGAACTCTCCGGCACTCTTTCCGAAGCCAATCCAATTTCTTTTTTAATAACCGCAAAGCCCCGAAGGGTTGAGTTACAAAACTCTCCGTTGGGAATAAAGATACCTCACAAACTTCCGGCCAGACCCGATGATATCCGGCAATCAGTACCACGACTTCACCATCCCACACAGTCCAAAACGTCTGGCTCTGCTCCATATAATCCAGCATCGGAATCACACCGCTATAAAATTTCCAATCCTGAAGTTGAGAGTTATTTACCAAACGAGCTTTCACGTAATCAGCTTTCTGAAATGGCTCGACTCTCATTTCTCGCTGGCCCCTAATTTCTTTTCGAGTCTATACTGCTTAGCCTTAATCTTTTGGTATTGCAAATTACAAATCCTACAACGCCGACCCCCGCTTTTTTCCCGCTGGGTATTTTCAAAAGTGAATTTGTGACCATTCTTACAGTAGCTTTTTCGTGCATTAACAGCAGCAAAACTACTCCCCCTCAAAATATTTTCCTTCGCAGTTACTGGCTCTAAATGCTCGGGATTTACACAAATCTTATTCTTACACAGATGGTCGAGAGTTAAACCCGTAGGAATGGGGCCAACAAAAATCTCGTACACCAACCGATGAATACGAAAGGTCTTTGATCTCCCATTAACACAAAGACTAAGTGCTCCATATCCACTATCAAAGACACTTCCTGTCCACTCCCAACAACCCGAAACAGTTAAACGGATTTTAGACTGAACGTGTGCTTTAACATCCACAATTTTTTGCATTAAATACACCCTCCTACTTTTCACCGACTTCAATGGTCACGTTCATAGCGTTCAAAAGGGCCGGATAAGGGTCATCTTGAACATAAACTATTGTTTTATCCGTCGTCCACTGGTCATCATTCGGCAAAGGTATTACTCCCGTGAAAGGCACAGGCGGAGCGTCGGTATCCTGCCCTATCTGTGATGCCGGAATCTCCTGCAAATTATAAAGCGACGTCCCATACTTAACTCCCACCGTATGCGAAACAACAAGGTCAATAGAGCTGATATTCTTCCCAAAAGAAATAGAATTCTGCAACTGCCCGACAACAACTAAATTCAACGGGATAGCAATACCCCGGTATTTATAACCTACATGGACGACCTCAGATTCCCAATCCAGCGTTATTGTACCATTAGCAACCACAACGTCAGGATGTTTCCTCCCGTCAGCGACGACAGAAACCGTCTCGCCTTCAAGATGCCAAAGCCCTGTAATTGTGTCCGTCGCCACATCATCATACGTCATTGACCCGTCAAGATAAACGCAATCTTGCTGAGCAGCAAAAACTGCCGCTAAATAAGCCTCTAAATCAGTATCGTAATCACCAGTATAATAATCGTCCAGACGAACGCCCTCATAAGGATCATTGAGGTATTCATTATACCTAACTGTAACGTCGTTGATAGTTCTTTCGACAACAGCATAAAGCCTGTCGTACCCGCTAACCTGAGGCTCGACGGAGATGCTTAAAACCTTTCCGCCCCCGCCGACAGTATGCCTGTGCCACCCGGAAACATCCTCTTTAGGTTTAACTGTCAGACATAATAGAACGCCGTCGTTACGAACAGCCCATAACAAATCTGTTTTCCACCGCTGGATAGCTAATTGTTTTATCCCACCATAAGTCAAGTGCGGCGCAACAAACTGTCTATCAGTAGACCTATAATTGTCTAACGCCAAGTCATAATCAAAACTACGAAGCGTTCGGCTACCCTTTTGCATATAAAAAATTGACTGCCCATTCACGACAGGCATAATGCCTTGGACACCAACAGGATCAATAGGACGAATACGATAATTCGTTGGGGTGATAGCCGCATCGCCACCACCGTCCATCCCTAAGACGCCACCTTCTGTTCCCAAGACCATAAACTTCTGCAATCCTGCCATCCAATGAATATAAGCGATGTCACCGGAACCTGTCGATGCCGCAGTAATTATAGCGTGGTCAGCATCTGACCCTGTTGTAAAATCGTCATAACGCGTAGCACCGGTAGCCTCCGGGCCTCGACTTCTCCAAATTCTATCCGGATTATCAATAGACCCCGCCATGTAAAGACAACCCTCATAAAAAGAAACAGCTCGAGGGTATTTTCCCGCCCCCGTAAAAGGATCCGTTGTACGAGAATAAGTCGCGAAAGTCCAAGACGTTGAACTAACCCGTGTCAGCTTATAAGGGGCATAGAGATTATGAACAAAATAAGCGACATTCCCCTCTTGGTCAAACTGAAATTGAAACAAGTCAGCAAGAAGATAAGGAGACGTCAACTCATAAACTATCGTTGCTGTGCCGTTGGCTGAATACGCGGTTAAATCCGTAGTATCAATTACCACTCCAAATAAATCCTTTAACGAAAAGGAGTTATCGTTGATTTTAACAACCTTGAAAAACCTGCCATTTAATTCGGTCATACCTTCGACGTCATCGATATAGATTTCGTCGTTAGTAGAAAATCCGTGCCCGATACACGTAATCACGCCGGGATCGTCATTCGTTATTCCCGAGATAGTCTTTGACGTGCTATTTAAAGTGGCCTCCGCATCCTCATAGATACGAAGTTTGCCATCGGTAAACTCAAGAATATAAACCTGTTCGTCGTTATATTTAAAACGCTCCTGGCGGGCTACCTGTTGGAGCCGGGTAGGATGAACATACGAAAACCCTCCGCGATATTGCAGAGGGCCTTGAATTAAAGAAATAAAATTTTCACACCTTCTTAAAGAATTACGATACAGGTCAGACTCGTACCTGCCAAATATCTCTTCGGAGACTTCGCCACCGGAAAAATTCGAAAGGAATTGTTCGAACATTATCCATCCATCCCCTCGGGAAATTCATAAGCCCCGGCAACAGTTCGATTCGCAGACAGATTTAAACCAGCATTAACTATTCGACTACTTTCATACCGCTTAGGCGGACGCGCCTGACTATCCGCGGCGCGGGCTAACCGCCGCGCTTCAACCAAATCTTCCTTGATATCCTTCATGATAGAAGGCCGAGCAGTTAATTTTTTACCCAACTTAATAGCAAGCTCTAAAGCAAAGAGCTCGATAAACAGCGCCGGATAGAGAGTAACATCAGCCTCGTCCTTAGTATACCAAACCGGAATAGACGCCCCCCCATCGTAATTATAAAAAAGATATTTCCCCTGAATCTCATACCGTAACCGGCCTAAAGGAACGTCGGGGTCTATGATAGCGCGGAGTTTTAAAAATTCATTAGGAAAGACATAATAATCAGAGTAATCAGAAACAGTAGGAGTGCCCCCATAAGGAATATTTGCGCTCTTTAAAGCGAAGTTCCAGTTATAAGCGGATAAGACAGATTGCCGGACTAAATCATACCACCGGGCACAGAGCTCTTCGGTCTTGGTCATTCCCGTCCCGGTAAGAATACTGATAGCTGATTCTTTCAGCATATCGAGAGCAAGATTACAAACAGCTACATCGCTACTTGGTCTCGACATAAAACCTCCCTTAAATAAAAAAGAGCGCACGCAAGCGAGAACTCGCGTGCGCTCTTATTTGGTTATCCTAAGAACGCGACTTTACGACTCGTCAATCGTCCAAAGATGAACGGTAACGGTTCCGACTGAACTTGGATCCGCTTTCAACGTCAAAGCGACATCGTAAGAATCATTCGGAAGATGCCCAATGACATCCGTGGTATCAACATCATTAGCAATCTCGAAGAAAGGAAGAATACCCCTCTCTTCAACTCCGAGAGCGGCCAACCCGTCCAACTTCGAGGCCCACGCAATACCGGCCGCGGGATTTAACCCATCAGCTAAGGCGTCAATATCAACAGCAGCGCCGTCATTACCCGGACGATACAGCCCGATATCAAGATCAGACATACCTGTCCAGGTATCGCACACAAGATCCATCTGCACAGGGATTTCGTGCGCCCCGACAGTAAAAAGACGAAGGACGTCGTTGGCAGTCATCGCCGCAGTCGTCTCGAACGTGATTGTCCTTAGACGAGGAACACAACCACTGGACTCCCGTGCTTTAGCTACCTTACCGGCTTCCCTCGCGGTATCAACCCATGTGTCTGCCATATTTCACTCCTTATGGTTAAATTACTTTATATTAAACTAACCCGCTTAGGCTTAGTCGGTTGTCGTAACCTTCTGAACCAAGACGCCCTCGGTACGAACAGCACCGAGTGTCCAGTTCACCTGTACTTGTTTGGTTTGCACCAAATCGGTACGATCCTGAACCACAATTTCGAATTGCTTGGGCATCGCGTAGCAAAGACCGCGAGAGCTCATGGCAATACAGCTTCGCACGCCGGAAGCCACGGCAAGAATAGGATTCGTCGCATTGGCGGCGAATTTAATTAACCTTAAACCGACCGCTTCCTGAATAGAGCCTCTCTCGATGTTAGCCTGACGATTGTAGTCGCCGGAGGTTAATTCAAGTTCCTTCATCAAAGCGGTGTGCTCGTCGCCGGTAATACAGAACACAAAACTCTCCACCATGTCGTTGCCGACATCAGCGTCGATGAAATTCTGGATAACCTCGAGCAACTTCTCATACGTCAAACCCGCGGTGGCCGTAACTGTCTGGCCGCCGTCTGTGGCAAATGCAACCTCGGTGTCCATGTCCTCGCCGGTATAAACAGAAGCTAACGCCGCTTCAATACCAATGCGATCATAAACACGGGCCATAGCCATTGAACACGCTTGCGCGTATTCGGCTTCCTGATTGATTAAAACTTTTGAGGCATCATCGGCGTCAATGGGGAGGGTTAAAGAAAATCTCCGGCGCCCGATCTTTCGGCGAACAACTTTCAAATCTGAAAAAGTAACGCGATTAAAACGCCCGTTGAGTTCCTGAGCTTCGATTGACCCGATTCCGTCGTAGGCGAACGATTTACCGGTGAGCTGTTTAACCGGGAACAAAGAAGCAAAACGTGCCTTCATCTGTTGTGCGGCTAAATGCACAGCGGAGGAGAACTGAATTACTTGCGCTGTTTCAATCTGTGCGGCCATAAAAGCCTCCTAAGTGACTTACTTTTTAATTTAAAAGTACGCTCCCTGGATCTTTCCAGACGTGTCGCCATAGGTAGGCTTTACCACGGATGCCTTTCGGCACTCCCCGCTCTCAATTTTATTTAACCATACAAACAACATAGCAGTCAAGAATAATTAAATTATTTTCTAAAACTTGCTATTTGACCAAATAGTTCCTGCACCCTCGCTTTCGCTTCATCATGCCCTGGTCGACGGAAATCTTTGTAAACATCACTCTGCATAATTTTTTCCGCCTCAGCCTGTAATGCCGCCGCATCTCCGCCCGCGTTATTCGGATCGCCGGGAGGAGCATCTTCCGCAACATATTTTTTATACACCCCATCAAGAACAGCAGTCAGCACAAAAAGATTTTCGTTTGAAATATCCTTCAAAGCCGCCGCGACTTTCTCCTTCATCGAAGCGTCCACGGACTCAGCCATCAACTTCTTCGTCCGGTCAATAACAAGCTGTTTGTCCTTCGTGTACGTCTTATCAAGCAGGCTTTCAAATTCTACTTCACGAGCCTTCGCCAACTCCGCTTTTTTATTAGCATCCTCGGCAACGACATTTCCTAAAACAGATTCAATACCCTGAACAACTTTTGCGAACTGCCGTTTAGGAATATCCGCATCCAGCATAATAGTTCGCAATGCCTTTTCATATTCAGGATTACGTGGTGTCTTTTTTGAAAAATCCGTTTCAGGAAAAACATACTCATCAGCAGACTTGGGCTTAATAGCCCCCATGAACTTACCCCACTCTTCATCCGTAGCGTCCTCTTTAGGAATTCCTGCAGGACGCTGGCCCAAGAGTGTCTGAAGATTAACGTGGTCTTTAATCACGTCAACGAAAGTCTTATCTTTAAAAAACGGCTTGTCCCGGAACTCAGGCGGGATAGCCTCCGCCATCTTGATATCCGGCGGAGTATAGTTATCGGCTGGCGGAGGGTTATTAACCTTTGTTGGATCTGGCGGTGTGTTTGGATCCGGATTCGGATTTGGATCTGGCATCTTTACTCTCCTTGTTTGTTATGGCCTACCTCTATTTTAATTTTAGCATCACGGGAGAACCCGCGTCTGGCATCCAGATAAATCCTTCTCTGAAATTCTTGAGCTATAGAGCCTAACGTATTCACTTCGTAAGTTTGAGCATTACCGGAAATAATACTACGCTCAAAAAAACAGCGGTTCTTCAGCCAGGTAAAATAAATAACGCCAGCTTCGGTTTCCGCAATTTGTTTGATGGCGAGTAAAACTAAATTTTCCTGCTTCTTCTTTTCGTCCTGCTTAACCTCTTCAGACATATCCGCTCGTACTTTCTATGACGCTCTGCGTGATGTTTCTGACAGAGCCACACTACTTGATATGGTTTAGTATAATCTTCGTGATGCGCCTGTCCATCTTTCCCACACCAACAATTCTGTCGAACAATTTCTCCACGTCGAAGAGCGTTCTTAATAAGATGCCGCGCTAAAACGCGCTCGGGGTACTTAAAACGCCACCTATCCCCATTTCGATTCATGTACTCGCGGCGCTTTATCCGAATTAACTCCCTATTTACTTGACGGTAAACCGCTCGTTTGGGACGAATCTTACTTAAATACTCTTCGGTATGGCGTACCTTTTTCTGGTTTGTTAAAATCTTTTCTTTATTCGCCGCGTAATACCTTTTCCAGTACTCAGCCTGCCTTTTCTTATCCCTCCCCATATTAACCTCCGCAAGTTAGCCGAGGGTTCAGGGACTTGCGGTACCCCTCCCCCCGACCAAGTTATTATGTTTTACCCCCGAGGCCGTCCTGAAATTGCCCCCTGACGCATCGACTGGGCTTGACTCAATTTCATACCAATATCGGCACCAATCTGTGCCTGCTCAACCTGTTGCATTTCTTTTTGCATTTGCGCCCGCATTTCTCGTATGGCTTTTATAGTCTCAGTATCCCTTAATATCTCTTCGTCAACGCCAGAGAGTTCGTTTAGTTTTTTAACCAGCTTATCAGGATCGTAGTTGTCAGCCATTTCCGGGAAGGCGGGAGCCGCACCAAGTGTAATATCCAGAGCCTGAATAACCCCCTGTAGTTCTTCAGTCCGCATGATACGGCTCGCAGGCGAGATATATTTAATTGTGTACGCCTTCTGCCCCCTCTGCATCGCCTTCACAATATCGCCGGGAATATACAGAGGGACAAGTCCTGCTCTTATAATTTTTTTCTCTGATTCGCTTCCGCGCACAACACCTAACAACCCCTCCTCCAAAAGCATATTAAATGACGTACTGACAAAGCGGCTAAAGAACTCTGTCTCCTGCCGCTTAAATACTGAATTCAAACCCTCGCCGCGCATCCGGTCGCGAATCGTGGCTTCCCCTAAAGTCATGCGGGTCTCGTTATTCAAATCCATCAAGCGGTCAATATAAAACGCCTGGCTAATATCTTTTACTAATTGCTCCGCGATAGGATAAATATCTTGAAGTTGTCCAACATCAAATAAGATTCCCACGGGAGATTTCTCACCCATACCGTATAAACTAAAAATATTAGTCGCCCCCGGAGAAGTATCGAGAACGTCGTTGCCTAAAGTCCCGTTATCCAAAAGATACTTAGGCGGGTCAAGTTTCTTCTCCCCCGCCCGCATCAATAGCTCCCACACAACATTCAAACGCATAATCGCGGGCATGGCAAACATCGCGGCAGAACGCCCTTGCTTTTCGCCGAGGGCTTTTAAGAAGCGGGTGATGATGATAGGCGAATTCAAATACCCGCTATCGCGTAAAATCTTTTCAGTATCAAATTCAAAATGGAAAGAAGCAAAAGGATAATCCTTATTTCTCTTAGGTTGCAAAGGCGCATTACGTCGAGGTTCAATTAACTGAACTATCTTAAACTTCGCTTCAGTATCATATTTATCGTAAGCGTCTTTAACCTTTTGGGAAACTTTATCATAACCATACTCGTCAACTATCTGCCGGGCTGTCCACTCCTTGTCGATAAACACTGTATCAACGAACCCGTCTTTATCTTCGTCGATAAGAAAATACTTCACATTCACCGCCGATACCCGTAACGG